CTTGGTGATGAATTTAATATTACTGCTCCAACTGGTTCTGGTTTAAATCAAACTGCTACAATGACTTGTGGTGGTGTTGCTGATTTTAGAAATCTTGTTAAAATAGGAGATATAATATCATATGTTAGTTCAGGAACATCTGATTTACCACACTTTAATAGAGTTGATGATGTTGCAAAAGATAGTATTACTTTATTTGCAACAGAATCGGTTGAAGGAATTTCTAATGGTACAGTGGTAAATACAAGTCCAAATAGTCCTAAGATTGTAGTTCCACAGTTAAGAGAAGGTAATTTTCCTGGATATAAATTACCAATAAAAAATCAATACATATCCTCTGTTAATTTGTTAAGAAGTGATTATTTTGTCAGAAAACAAATTGATCTTCCAGCAACGAACTCAGTAAATGTTACGTTTAATATAGCAGATCTTGGTGATAATGATTTGACATTTGAACCGTTTACAGAAAGAGATTACACTTTAGAATGGGAAGATGGTCCTAGAGAAATTATAAGACTTGTACAAACATCTTTTAATGCTGCAAGAACTACTTTTACAATAAATGGTTTATCAAAAATTGATACAAAAGCAAAGTTAACTTTCTTGGCAAAGAGAAATAAACTTACATCTAAAGATAAAACAATTACTAGATGCAATAGTATAATTGTTGATAAATCAAAGTTTGTAGGTGCGGGTGCAGGAAGCACAGAAACAACCTTTCTCGATGGTTTAACTTTTAGTAAGGTATATGGAACAAGAGTTCAAGATGAAGAAATTTCATTAAATGTTCCAGACATACACAGAGTGTTGGCAGTGTTTGAATCAAATGACGCTGGTGATGTACAACTTCCATCAATAACTGTCTCTTCTCAGTCAGATACATTTACAAATAATGTAGTTGCTGGTGAACAATTTGTTGGAAATGATTCAGGTGCAGTCGCTCGTGTGTTCAACGTTGCTGGAGGACAGCAATTAAGATTTGTATACGAAAACGATAAAGTATTTGAAATAGGTGAAAACATTACATTAAAAGATTCGGGTATTGTTGGGCAAATTAGTGCAATTATAATTGGTGATAGAAATTTAATTTCAAATTATGAACTTGATGACGGTCAAAGATTAGAATTTGTTGATTATGGTAGAATTGTTAGAAAGAAAAATGTTAATCCACCAACAAGAAAAATTCAAATTGTATTTGATCATTATGTAAATGACGAATCAAGTGGAACAGTTGAAACAGTAAACAGTTACAATGGATTGAATTACTCTAAAGAAATTCCTTCAATAGGTGAAACTAGAGCGACTGATTTTATTGATTATAGACCAAGAGTTGTTTCATATAGTGGATCTAGTGCAGAATCTGCTAATATATCACCATTTTCATTCTTAAGTAGAGTTTTTACTGGAACTTCTTCAGAAACATTAGTTTCCAATAAAACTGTTAAACTCGATTATAATTATTATCTTGGTAGAATTGATAGATTATATTTAACAAAAAATGGTGTATTTGAATTGAAGAAAGGAGAACCATCAGAATTTCCAAAAGCACCATTACCAAATAATGAAGCGTTTGAAGTTGCATTAATTTCAATGTCTCCATACACCATAAATGCTACTTTAAATTCACAAGTTAAACTAATACCACATAAAAGATATACCATGAAAGATATTGGTAATCTTGAAGGTAGAATAAAAAATCTTGAGGAATATACAACTTTAAATTTACTTGAAACTGATACTAATAATCTAGCAATAAAAGATCCAAATACTGGGTTAGATAAATTTAAATCTGGTTTCTTTGTTGATAATTTTAGAAATCATGCATCGCATAATTTAACTGGAGATTCTAATTTTGATATCGATTTATCAAGAGGAGAATTAAGACCAAGAACAACAGAAAGAAATGCATCATTAGGGTTTGAAACTAAATCCACAAAATCATCTCCAACTACAGCAGATTACTCAATAGTAGATGATTTTGCTTCACCTAATATCACTCGGAATGGGTCAGTGTTAACATTGAGTTTTGATGAAGTTGAATTTATCAATCAACCAGATGCAACTAGAGTTGAAAATGTAAACCCATTTTTAATTACAACTTATGTTGGTTCTATTGAATTAAATCCAGCAACAGATTTTTGGATTGAAGAAGTTCCTTTAGAAACTCCTGATATAGTTCAAATTGATTCAATATATAATGGACTTGCTGATGTATTCGGTGTTGGTGAAAATGGTGGAATGGCAAGAAGTATTTTTAACTCTTCGGAAACAACATGGACAGGGGTTGAAACTGTAGTTGGTGAAGAGGCTATCAATCAACAAGTTCATGTTCAAGATTTTGGTAATGAAATAGTGACTACATCATCACATGATATACGTCAAACTATTGAAGAGAAAGGAATTGAAAAAACATTTGGTTTAGAAGTAACTGCGAAGAATGAACAATTCAGCCTTGGAGAAAGGGTAATTGATATTAATGTGTTGTATAATGTTAGATCAAGAAACATAGAAGTTATTGGTAAAAAATTAAAACCAAACACGAGATATTTTGTCTTCATGGAGAACGTGAATCTTACAGGTTTCTGTATTCCTAAATTATTACCAATCACAATGGTAAAAGGTTCATTTGCTACTGGTGATATTGTTGAGTCATCTAAATCAGTTCAAGTTTTAGGACAACCAGAAATTAAATTTAGAGTAGCACAAGCAAATCATAAATTTGGAGCATTCAATTCTCCTACTTCAACATTCCCAACCGAACCTTATAATAATTCATCGTTAACCTCTGCATATTCAAGTACAAGTACTACTTTAAATGTGGATACTTCTGATTTAGCAGATTTTGTGAAACCAGATAGAATTGGTTATGTTATACCAAAAATGGATCTTGTAAATTCTGATGGGTCTGCTGAAGCAGAGGTTGATAGCATTAAATTGATCAGTGATGAAGGTGGTAATCTTATATTTTCATTACATATACCAGATCCTAAAATTGCATCTAACCATAAATTTACTACTGGTGCAAACACAATTAGAATAACTTCTAGTCCTACAAATGAGTTAAATCTATTACCTGGAGAAGTATCTGCAGAAACAGTTTATAATGCTACTGGATTTAGTCAAACAACACAAGAGCAAATTCTTTCCTTTAAAACTGCTGAAGTTGATAAAGTTCAGACTGGTGAACAAACTGTAACTAGAATCAGTGAAAATATTATTGAAGATATAGTAACTGTAACTAGAGAAGAAGTTGATGATGGTGATCCATTAGCACAATCATTCTTTGTTCCAAGAAAGAGAAAATTAGAAGATGGTACAATTGTATCCAGTGATGGTATATTCATTACAGGTGGAGAAATTTTTGTTAGAACTAAAGATGATACAATTCCACTTAATATTTCTATCAGAACTATGCAAAATGGAACTCCTACAAAAACAATTGTTCCATTTGGAGAAGTTGATATAGATCCAGGTGAAATAAAAACTTCTACTGACGGTAGTGATGCGACTACATTCAAGTTTAAATCTCCTGTATACTTGCAATCAGACTATGAATATGCTTTGATACTATACGCACCTACTGCAGCGTATAACGTCTTTATCAGTAGAATGGGAGAGGTTGATTTACTAACTCAGAAATTAAATGATAAGCAACCAACATTAGGTTCATTATTCAAATCACAAAATGCCTCAACATGGACACCGAGTCAATATGAAGATTTAAAATTTAAATTAAACAAAGCAAAATTTGTAACAAGTTCATCAGGATCAATACTACTTCATAATACAGACTTACCTTTAGGTAAAATATTAAAAGAAAATCCAATTGAATCATTCTCTCAAACACAACTTGTATCAATTGCTAGTACAACTAGAGAATTCACTTTGGGAGATAGAATAGATCAAGTAAATGGTAGTATTACAGATACTGGAAGAGTGTCTGCCATTGGTGGTCCTGTGACATCAGGTGCTCAAAAATATGCCACTGGTCATCCCCTAGCTGACATTGGTGTTGGAGCGACTTCATTAACTTCAATTACAGGTTCTGGAATAGGGATAACAGAGGGTGTATTTACAGGAATTGCATTTACTGCTCTCACTGGATTTGGTAATACTGTAACTGGAACTGTTCATATTAATTCTGCAAATCAAGTTGGAGTTATTACTGTAACTGATGGTGGAAATGGATTTGCTGCTGGTGATGTTATAATTGCAAATTCTGTTGGAAATAGTGGTAGTGCAGTTAGGGCAGTTGTTGGTGTAGTTTCAACTACTGATTTAGTTGTTATCGATAATATCACTAGACCATTCCAAGAATCTATTGCTCTTACACATTTTAATTCTAGTGGAAGTAGTGAAGAAGTTAGTGGACCTACATCTATAGCTAATGATCAAATTAAAGATGGATTTACATTGAAAATTAATCATGAAAATCATGGAATGCATTCCAATCAAAATAAAGTTGAAATTGTAGATTTCCAAAGTAATGTATCACCTGTATTATTATCTGATGCCATAGATGATGATACTACTGATTTCGTAGTGTCTAGTATTGGAATATTAACATCATTTGAAGGTTCTGCAGTAAGTGCAGCAAACACTGGATATTTAAAAATTGGTAAAGAAATCATTTCTTACGAATCCTTTAATGATGTAACAAGACAAGTTACTATTAAAGATAGAGGAATTGATTCTAGTTTAAAATCAAATCATAAACAAAATGATTTAGTGTCAACATATGAATTTAATGAAGTTTCTCTTTTGAAAATTAATAAAACACATAACATTGATCCTAGAGAAAAAACTTTTGATAGTTACTTTATAAAACTTGATGATACTAATAAATCTTTTAGAAACTCTATGAGAGGTGGTGGAAAAAATTTAAAAATATCTCAAAATGTACCGTTTGAAATTGTAAATCCACAAGTGACTTCAATTCTTCCTACAGGTGCATCTCTTAGTGGAAGAATTAAAACAACATCAGGAACAAGTATAAGTGGTTCTGAACCATCATTTAATGATGAGGGATTCACAAATATTGCTCTCAATAAAAATAATGAACTTGATACCCCCCGTATTATAGCATCTCAAGTAAATGAATTTAATTTATTGGGGAATGAAAGATCCTTTGCACTTGAATTAACATTGAAAACTAATAATGAAGATATATCACCATTCGTTGATTTAAGTAGATTAAATGTTATTCTTCATAGTAATTTAGTTGATCAACCTGTTGATAATTTTGAAACTAATAACCAAATTAGAATTTCAGGATTGGATCCTCATCATGGAGTATATGAAACTAAAAAAATTGATTTAGAATTCCCGTCCAATGGATTATTTGTTAAATTTGATGGTCATAGAGACGAAGAAGCAGACATCAAAGTACTATTCAAATTATTCCGAAATGACAGTTCAAATGATGGACAAATCTATATTCCATTTAACATAGATGGTTCTTCTGATAAATTTGTAAAACCAAATATCAAGACTAACTCTTTTAGTGAGTATAAATTTACTGCAAATAACCTTCCACAGTTTAATGGATTTATGATTAAAGTTATAATGACATCAACTAATCAAGCAAAACCACCTAGAATTAAAAACTTTAGAAGTATTGCCTTAAGGTCATTCCAAGGTGAAGAATGAAGCGGTACGTAAAAGTTGAGTCACAAGACAATCTTGTTAGAGATATGTCCTCTAATGCGATTGTCAACAACAATAAAAGTGAATATGAAAATTTTTTAAGAATATCAGAACAAAAGTATAAAGAGAAAAAAGAATTTGAAAAATTAAAAACCGATGTAAATTCAATGAAAAATGATCTAGATGAAATTAAATCTATGCTAAAATCGATTGTGCGTGATTGAATTATAAATATAGGTAAGACTAAAAATACATGTTCAAATAATGGCAGCATTCGTTAGTAATATTGTAATTGATGTTGGTGCTGATTTTAATCAGACATTCAACCTTGAAGGAAGCAACAATGCACCTCTTGATTTGACTGGTTATACTGGTGCTTCTATAATGAAGAAACACCCATCTTCCCTATCAACAACTGCAACTTTTGCTGTATCGTTCCCAAATAGAACTCAGGGACAAGTTAAAATATCATTAGGATCATCGATTACTAATGGTCTAAAGGCAGGAAGATATAGTTATGATTTACTTTTAAATGATGGTGCAACTAAAACAAGAGTTGTCGAAGGCAGTGCATTAGTAACTGCAGGAGTCACTACCACCTAATAAAAAATGGCAGACATTAAAGTAAGAGTAGGTTCACAAAATGCAATTAAAGTTCCCGCAACTTTTGGTGGTGCGGGAGGATCATTAGCAGGATTGAGCGATGTAGACATTTCTGGAGGTTTATCCAATGGAATGGTTCTCGTTTTTAACGCAGCATCTAACAAATTTGAAGCAACTTTAGAATTAACACCAGGCACGACACAAAATTTGGACATTAATGGAGGTAGCTTCTAGTCATGGCAAGTATAATAAGAGTAAAAAGATCAACAGGAACGACTGCACCTAGCACTTTAAATTTTGGTGAATTGGGTCTTACCGTTGGTGTTGGAACGCATGGTAATAAAGGTGGCAGGTTATTTGCTGGTGATAACGGATCAAACCCACAAGAAGTTGGTGGTAGATATTTTACAGATTTATTAAGTATTGCACCAGGTTTAGTTGCAGGACAAGTTAACCCAACAACTGCTGCGAATGGATTTGTCCCAATTGTTGATCAAACTGGAAGAGTAGATCAATGGAATGTAGATAACTTAAGATTAGATGGTAATAAATTATCATCCACTGATGCAAATGGAGATATATTATTAGATCCTGCTGGAAGTGGAGAAATAAATGTTCCAGATGATACCTTCTTTAGTTTTGGTACTGATAAAGATTCAAAACTTGAATATGATGAGAATGGAACAGATAAACTTTTAGTTTCTGGTGCAGCATGGCAATTTAATTGTGGTGTTGGCATTACTGGTGGATCAGTGATTGATAATATTGCAATATCAACTAATACTATTTCATCAAGAAGTGGAGATGTGCTTTATATTGATCCATTCCCTGATGGTTTAAGTAGTGAGGGTTTGTTAGTTGTAAAAGGTAGTTTACAGGTAGATGGAACTACAACTACAGTTAATTCTACTAATGCAACTCTAAATGATCCAGTGATGCATCTTGGAGATGTAACAAGTGCAAGAACTGTAATGCTCGATGTGGCTGTTGGTGTATCGACAATAACTTTAGATTCTGTTGTTGGCATAAACACTGGTGATTTACTTCAAGTCGCTGGTCTTCCAAATTCTGGTTTAACTACAGTTACCTCTTTAAATCTTTCAACAAACGTTGTTACATATACAGGACTTTCAACTGCTGGAATATCAACAGAAACACAAGTTACTATCACTCATGCATTTGATACTAATACAGATCGTGGTATTTCATTCTCATATAATACAGGTTCAGGATCTGCAAATAATAAAAAAGGATTCTTTGGTTACGTGGATGAGGGAAGTTCAAATTCACTAAGTAACGCTCCCGATAGATCTTGGACATATATTCCTGATGCTACAATAACTGCTAATTCAGCAAGTGGTGTTAGGGGATTCCTTGATATTAAAGGTCTTTATTTTCAAAGTAGTGATTACGCTTCAGGTGGTAATGGAATCATGTACTTTGATTCAACTGGTAGATCAATTGTTTCTGCTGGTACCACTGCTGGTATAACTACTTCTAACTTTGTCCTTACAACAGACGCTTCTGGTGTTCCAAAATGGACAAATACACTCGATGGAGGAACTTTTTAGCCTATGGATGAACAAAAAAGTGATGTTGACATTAACGTATTGGTGAAATTATACAATCAAAGATTATCAACATTAGTGAATCAAAATGTATTCTTAGAAGCAAAAATTCAAACTATGACACAAGAATTTGCTATAGAAAGACAAAGACTTATTGACATTAACATCAATATGCAGAAAGACTATGAGTCTAAATATCCAGAGAAGGTTACAAATAAAAAATGAGTAAACCTAGTACCAGACAACAACTAATTGACTATTCGTTAAGGAAATTAGGGTTCCCAGTTTTAGAAATAAACGTAGACGATGATCAAATAGATGATCTGGTAGACGATGCTCTTCAATATTTTCAAGAGAGACATTTTGATGGAGTAGAAAGAGTATTCTTAAAGCACGAATTAACTGAAGCAAATTTAGATTTAATTAAAACGTCAAACACTACAACGTCAGCAACCTCAAGTGTTGGTGTAAGTAATCCACAGTTCACAGAAAGAAATAATTTTTTACAACTACCTGACCATGTTCTTGGTGTAGAAAAAGTATTTAAAATGGATCAAAGCACTATATCTAGTGAT